CTTTGATGACTTTAATAAAGGGCAGATTAATAGGGGCTTTGAAAAACTTTCTCCAGCATGGCTTAGAGGTGGTTTAACTGCTATGAGGCTAAAGAGCGAAGGTGCAACCACTACTAAGGGTGACGAGCTAATGAACCCTGAGTTTTATACAACAGGCAAATTGCTTGCACAGACTTTAGGATTTGGTAGTACCGAAGTAGCTCAGGTACAAAAAGCCAACTTCATGGCTAAAAAGATAGTCACCGAAATTAATAGAGAAAAAGCATCTTTGTTAAATCGTTTGGATGTTGCAGTGCGTAAAGATGACGACGACGAAATTGACGAGATGCTAGAAAAAATAGACAAGTTCAATGCTAAGAATGCAATGCTAGCAATCAATGGTGAGACGGTTAGTAAGTCGTTGCAGTCTCGTAGTGAGCGTCGTGGCAAATCATATCAAGGCTTGTCTGTCTCAGATAAAGAAGCTCCGTTTGTTTACCCATTAGTAGAAGGCACCCGTTCCCCGCAGTACAAGTGAAAAAGACCCCGCACTAGGCGGGGTTCAAGAGGGTTGGAAGGAGCTAACTTCCGAGGAGAAACAGACGAGCTGTTCTGTGCTCGAGTATAGGTTAAATCCTCCATATGCGTAAACCTTTTACTCCTTCATGGATAACAACTTTAAACACAACTTCCAACTTTAATCTTTTTGTAACACGCAGGATGTCTTTCTTGGCGGCATCAGGATTAAGGCAAGGTACGAAGATCGAGTACCCTACCTTAAAGTTTTTCCAATTGATGTTGTAACTAATCTTCTCTACTAACATTCTCGATGATCGGCGCTACAACCGCATCCATATCAATAAAGTCAGGCACGGAGCAATCAAAGAAGAGTGCATGAACCCCAGGGGATGTAACACGCATGCCTTTAGACATTTGCTTGGTATCGGCTTTGACGTAAATACCACGAGCTTTTAGCTCGTTGAGCGTCTCTTTGTATGGGGCTTGTGACTCCACGCAATCCTTCTTAAAGTCTTTGGCTACGATGTACATCATCTTGGTATCGGGTTCATAGCGTATCTTCAACTCGCCTCTTGGTTCTTGTACGGGTACCGAGTGCATATTGGTGCGCTTGTCAACTTCGTTGTTTACAACCAACATATTTTGTATGTTACGGTTTATGTAATCACCAATAATAGCTGCGGCGTTATTAGCTGGAGGTGCGATGTCTTGGCGTACTGTGGTTAACATCTGCATAGCCCATGCGTACACAGCCTTCATGTCGTAGTCGTGCAACCCAAGCATCCGAGCAACTAAACCGCCTGTTATGTTGCAAGCAATAAGTGCAGACCAGAAACGCTCCTTGGAAGTCAGGCGCATCTCTTTATCAATCTTGGCTTGGATTGCTAACAGGTTACTGACTGTGTCTTCTAAATTGCCCAGTAAGTAGTTGCAATAGATGTCCCCCGCATGCCCGTAGTTTTCTTTTAGCTGGTGGTCAAACATCTCCTTAGCTACATGCACGGGAATAATGTTGCTTGGATGTATCTGATACTCTAATAGGCGCATGCTTTCACCATCCGGACTGTTCTTGTGCACTCCTAACTTCTCGTAGAAACTTGCATTTGAACTAGCCAACGATATGGTCTGCCAGTTGGTGGTATTGATACGCATCTCGTTTTTATCCGACCTAGACCTGTTGGCACCACGACCTTGCGACATGCTGTAAGCCAATGTAGAGAACTCGGCAGGGCTAATGTTGGTAATCTCGTCAATCGTAAAAGGCAGGTTGTTCATAATCCCTAGGTGCAACATCTTGGCGGCTAGGGTGTCTTTCCAAATCGCAGCCAGTCTATCGGGGTGTCCATACACACTGTTGCACATGTACAACGCAGTAGACTTACCCGTGCCTGACTCTTTGTGGATGACGTTTATGATTGCTCCGCTATGCCCAGTAAACTTAAGAAGCGGCGCGCCAAACGCAGTAAGCGCAGCGAATGCATGGGGTTCTAACCCTGGGGCACCGTACAGATTAAATACCTCTTTCCATTTCTCCAGTGTGCCTTTTGGGTGCATAACGTCTGCAAACGCTTTTGTGTTCGCAGAGGGTGGACTGTGGAACGTACCTTCTTTGCTAATCTCTCTATCGCCAATAATAAATTTGCTGTTCTTATCCGCCCAGCCAAATTGTGTCCTCATTAGTTCTGCCTTTCCTTTGTACTGCAATTCTTTAATAAATGACATCAAAAATGCCATTAGTTGATCCATTTGCTTTGGCATCCCTGCAACGCCTTTTGTTGACAGCGCCTCACGTAATCTTTCTTTTACTGCTACGGTAGAAAGCGGGATAGTAAATTCCCGTACGTCGTCTCTAGGTAGATGCAACCGCATCAGTACAAGCTCGCCAACTGCAGGATCAGGATCGTGCATGCGTTTCACAATATACAAATCGTGTTCGTATACACAGATCGGTTCTGATTCTTCTTCGTCTTTAACCGTTATGTAAATGCCACCGTTCTTCCCACGGAAATATGGAAATGGATATGAGGGTACTTTGTACGTCACGATGTCATCTAACGCTTGTGTCTCGTGAATCTCAGTTTCTTCCGCTTTTACTATTTCTCTGCCTAAGGCAATAGGTGAACCGATGCGCCCCTTCCATTGGCAACCATCACAACCGCCTGGGTTATTCTTCTCAAACGTACTGCAACGCTGAGCAAACGCTGTATGGCTAGCCTTATCCTCTGTGTCTTCACGAGAGTAGTCGGGGTGCCTTTCTGAAATCTTATGGATTGCATTCTCTCTATCTACGCAACGATGAGCAATAGATAGTGCGTTAAACCACATGGGTTCGGATACAGACTCTTGGTTTTGATACTGGTACAACAACTGTGCGCAACCTTCATTGTTGGCACTGCGAATCATAATCTTGCTAAACCTAGATACGGTATTAGCAGCCATAGCTTTTTGTAACTCACTTAGTTCTTTAGGAGCCGTTGGCTTCTTAGGTGCTTCCTTTACACCAAGTAAGTTCTTAAATGTTTCGTATTCAACATCTGGTGCATCACAGATTATCTCTACTGGCTTAGGTGGATTATCTTTAAAGTTCAGTGTGCCAGGGACTCTAAGCACCCTAGCTATTTCAAATACACTTGCATCGACATAAAGGTTGTGCAATACACATAGTTCGTTCAAACGATTGGCAACTGGTTCCCACTCTTCCCGACTAATGGGTTTAGTAAGGGGCCAATATGCGTGTATACCTCGACCTGAGTTAACAAGTAGGGGTTTGGGTAATCCGATTAATTTGCAGAAGGCTTGCAACGCTTGTAGACCCGTTGCTTGGTCTATGTATCCATCAGGGCGGTTTGTCTTTGGATTTAACTCTGCTTTTGCTTCACCGCAATCTAGGTCGAGCCAAAACGCTTTGAGGTCTTTTACGTTCTCTTTTTTGCGGTTTAGGTTTGTCTCAAATTTAGCAACACCAAAATACACATCCCTGCCCTTGGACAGAAAGTCTTCTACGTAGGTATCAAATTCTTCTCGTGTTTGAACGAGTTCTTGTATAGCAGACTTACCCTTTAAGCCAAGCACGGTAAGCCACCCATCGGGGCTTTGCACTCTGTTTAATAGGTCAATGTTTGCCATTCTCATCTCGTTGTTAGGGGGAAAAAAGGGGGGACTACTCCCCCCTCACCTTCCGGTGATGCTTTTATTACTTAAGTTTTGATTCTGTAATGTGCTTGTTAAAACTATTCAGTAACTTAGTTACGTTCTTGGTATAGCGTTTATCAGGTTCATATGAACCTACAAACCAGTTGTATACCGTTTGCCTGCTAACCCCAATAGTGGTTGCTACATCTGCAACTGATATACCTAGTTTTATAGCCGCTTTACCAAGAGCAACACCAAGCCTACTGCTATCAGCTTGTTTGTTAAGCTGAATAGTCTTGGCACTGTAGCCGTAAGTCATTATTAGTTATCCGACCAAGCGCTAACAACATCTGCCAACTTTGCTTTTGGTGCGGCAGCAGGCACCTCAGCTTTTTTAGCTCGCTTAACAACAGGCTCGTCAACTTCTTCCTCTACTTCAACGGGCTGTTTAGCAGCTGCGGGTGGCAACTTAACGACACCATCTTGCTGAGCTACGGTCAACTGAATAACCCGCTTACACTCCTGAGTAGACTGCGCTGCTTCTACAACATCAATCTCTTCATCGGTCAAGTGACGCACAGGGGTGAACTTTAGCACATCAGCAGTCTCGTTCTCGTCAAATGCAATCTGAGTAACGATACGGTCAATGCTTTCTCCGTTAGCAGGTAAGAACTTAGTGTAGCTTTCAAATGGGTGTGTATTACCCACACCCTTGCCGAACAATGACTTGGCAGGGATGTTGAACTGGTAAATATCGCCACTCATATCGTTCTCGAGTACCACTGCTATACGGCGGTTAAATCGACATGCACGACCCTTACCGTTAGTACCTGAACCATCAATATTTTGTGGGCAGGTAGCACAGCTTGCGGACTGAGCGTTAGCTGCTTTAGGATCAGGTACATCACCTAAGTTAGACCAGCAATCAGGCAGAGTTGGGGCAGCATCAGGATCAAACGCAGTAGCGTAGAACTGACGGGACACCTTTGGCAGTGCGTTAATAATGATGACGTTTAAGAAACCATCTTTAACTTTGCCAGCTTCTTTGCCGTTTACGATGCGACGGAATACACCTTTGGACATGGTGATACGGCGAGTAGTACCGCCACCGCTATCCGCTAGGGACTTAGATAATTCACTAACCTCACGATTAGTTGCTACTGAGTTTTGCTGCTGGAAAATAGAGATATTGCTCATGCTTTGCTCCTTCTAACGACCACGGTGTATTTACTGTCTGCTTGTAAACCAGCAGGTAACAGATTTGGATTCTCTTCGAGAAACTGCTTGAGGTTAGTTTGATGTATCCTCTTCTCGAGCAGGGGGTACGCATCGTGTTCTTGTATGAACTGATACATAGAATCCCAATCCGTCGTCCAGTACCGTGTATCCACTTTACGAATGATTGTCCCTGCTGGTGTCTTAATGCTGTCAGCGTTGTTTTCGTAACAGACTTCTAGCATCTCTTGCGCTAGTAAATCTTGCTGCTCTTTCAATGCTGCATCTTCTGCTTCAAACTTCTCTTTAAGCTCGACTCTTTTGTCTCTAATCTTGATGTAGATTTCGGCAAGTTTGTCTGCTGGTATTTCATGTAAATCATTAACTACAGCTTCCATTTTTAGCTCCTTCTAACTACGAACCGCCAGTATACCAATGACTTTGACAATGTCAAGCTATTTCTTCAATTTCTTGTCTGTATAAGTCAATTATTTTTGTGTGGCTGTCTATGTTACTTTGTAACATTTTGTATAGCCTAGCTTCTACTTCGCTTCCTTTAATATGCACAATAGTCATAGGGTTCTTTTGCCCTGGACGGTTAATACGTGCATTGGCTTGCAAGTATGTTTCTACGCTGGTCACAGGAGCATACCAAACGATTACGTTGGCAGCAGTTAGTGTTAACCCGTGAGATGCTGCTTGGGGTTGTATTATCAAGACTCTAGTATTCTCGGTGCTTTGAAAGTCTTGAATTATGTCGTGCCTTTTGTTGATAGGCACTTGCCCGTTGATAACCCCACAAGTAATACCAGCTTCAGTAAGGTATTTATTTAGTAGTTCTATAGTATGTGTAAATGGAACAAATACCAGGACCTTGTGTGAAGCCTCATTAATAACTTCTTCGATAACACGTAAGCGATTGGATACATCAAACTGAATTACTTCTTTAGTATCGGTATACACCGCACCGCCGGATATTTGCAGTAACTTGTTAATGTTAGTAGCTGCGTTTACAGAAGTTACTTGCTCTCCGTCTGCGTGAATCAGCATTTGCTTTTTAAGCAGTTTGTAATACTTCATTTGCTGGGCAGTAAGGGGGGCATCTCGTTCTACAAAAGTCACGTCAGGTAAATCTAAGCACTGGTCTTTCTCAAACCGAATAGCAGGTTGTAACACTTTATGTACGACAGATTGTGCTTGTGGTTTTGGTATCCAGCGATAGGTGCCTACCTTGTACATAACTTGGTCACGGAACTGCCCATAGAATTTAGGAGTGCCAGTTGGATTAATAAGTTTGGCTAGGCCAAACGCATCTACGGGAGATTGTGCTGCTGGAGTACCAGTAAGCATCCACATACCCTTAACTTCATTAGCTATGTCTCTGAGCGTCTTCCAACGGGTTGTCTGTGCATTTTTATAGGCACTTGCTTCGTCTACTACGATTAGGTCAAAGCCGCCATTTAGCAACTCTTCTTTAACAATATCAACACCGTCATAGTTAATGATGACAAACTCAGCGCCAGCATTAATTATTTTTTTACGTTGTTTAGGGTCGCCATGGGCTACATCGCAGGTGCGGTGGATTGCAAACTTAAACAAGTCCTGTTGCCATGCAGACTTCATAATGGACAAAGGACAGATCACAAGCACACGACGTACGACACCTAAGTTCATTAGGTAGTCAGTTGCCCATATTACGCTAGCTGTTTTGCCAGTACCCTGCTCGTTAAAGCAAAAAGCCTTACGGTTTAGTGTTAAGAACTCAGCAGTCTGCTTTTGATGTGCAAACGGCTTAAATTTTCCAGGCCAGTTGTAGTCCGTTAGAATGCTATTTTTTGCTAGCATTCCGTTTGACGGTGTGGTCTGAGTTCCTACTGAACGATCTGTTGTTGCTAGCGGATTTAACCTTGAGATTGCCCCTAGCACTTGTTCCCCCCTTGCTGAGAGG